CTGCCGTTAGCAGACTTTACCGTCTTGAAAGCGGACTTAGGTGCATCACATCAGGCTTGCCACCTGAAATTTGAAATTTGAGGAGGTATCCTTATGAGGAACCCTAATTCTCAAGGCTCTCGAGGCGAAGCTCGGCGAATGGGTAAGCTCTCCCTAGCTGAGATAGCTAAGAGATCAGTTCATGGAGAGTGCTTAGACACTCTCAGCCGTTATGTCCTTTCGAAGCGGAACGAAGGTGAAGTTGAAGGATTGGATTTTGAAGGTCCAACACTTGGGGAAGCAATTCTCTCAGTAGAGACTTACTTTGATCCTTATCAACTACCATTGGTAGATGAGAAATTCCTTCGTACAATATCTTGGTATTGCAAGATGTTTCAGACCAAGTTCTACCTTCAAGGACAAGGTTTATTAGCTTCTAACAATCGAATGCTTCAGTTAGATTTATTCAAGAAGTGCGACAAAGCGCTCCAGAGGATGCTCGAAACAACCAAGCAGATTGACGAAGTGGACAGAGACCTGTATTTAGTATATGGGTCGAAATTTTGTAAAGTGAGTGATCTCAAATACCTCACTAAACAATGGGCTCTTCTCAATGTTGGAGAAGAAGAAGAGGAACCATTCCTTATACTTTCTAAGGATTGGAATTGTTCAGTCTACAGCCCGTTATTCAAGGCGATGATTTTAGCTATTAATAAGACGATGGAGAGTCTTAAAATTGTAGATGAATCCACTGAACTTATCAAGCAGTTAGATCAAGTCTGTAATAACATCCTCTCTGTAGGACGTATCTATCAACTATTTAACCCTTCGGATAAAGAGTTAGATGAAGCAGGTAAGAAATTACTTGAACTTCTTCAGTCTCCTGATCAGGGAGGTCCTAACTCCGAGTATCATGAACGATGTCTGGCAGCTGTTAACCAGTTGTTTGATGATTGCGATCTCGTTATAGAGAACGAACCGAAGGCAGTCATCTCTTCTAATAGAGAGGCTCGTAATATTCTTCATAACAGACGTTATTGTAGGGATTTTGCGAGAGCTTTAAAGAAGATAAAAGCTAAGGGTTATACTTTTACAGAGGAAGATTATTACCTCTCGAATAAGAGTGATCCTGCATCTAACAAGAACTTTAGGAATTTAAAGAGTTCTCTCCTTAAATCAGTTTATGAGTACGACCCATTTAAAGGTTGTGCTTTTGACCGAGTTACAGGTTATGAGTCTCACTACCTGAGTAAAGAAGAAGCTTTAGCTATAGGTACTAAAGAAATGTATCCTGTGACTAGAATGATTACTAATCCTTCTAAATGCAAAGGTAGGGGTATTCACCTTTCTTATAATGCAATTCAAGATAGGTGTAACTTGATTCATAGAGTTCTTCAGGATTTCTTAAATAACTTGAAGACAGACTGTACAACTCATCAACAGAGAGGAGTTCAGTTCATTCAGGCTCGTTCATTTAGGAAGGAACGAGAGAGTAAAGGCTATAATCTGTATGCAGCAGATTTCACAAATGCTACAGACACACTAAGCCAGTATGTCCAAGAGTTGGTACTTCTTAGGATTTTTGGTCCTGAGATAACAGAGTTTTGGCATGAATTAGCTTCTATGCCTAAAATGATGAAATGGTACCTTAAGAAGTCAGGTACAATGTATTTCCAATCCTCTGGTCAACCACAAGGATTTTTGGGTTCATTTGATGCATTTGCTTTAGTGCATCATGTGATCATGCTATGTACCATGCAGGTCATGGGATTATCAGATCAATCACCTGAAGATTTCTACAGGGTGTTAGGAGATGATAGTGCTATTTGTACAATAGTCCCAGATCGTTCTTGTCCGTTGAAGGAAACTCTTCATGACCCTGATTTTAAACCTGTTTTTGGACGCAGTGTCTTGGATACTTATTTTGCATTCAGTTTATGGTGCAATTTTATAGTAAATTTTGATAAGACAACTATCGTCTTTGATTCTGATCCGGTAGCTTTGATTGATTTTGCCAAAGTTACTGTGAGGGAAGGAAGTATATTCTCTCCTATTCCTGTTAGATTGTTCTACAATTCAATGGGAACATCGGAAAATACGCTGGTACCAGGTTTTCTCTGGAACGCTGATCATGAAGGATGGGTTAACAAACCTTACCTTAAGAGTGAGCTGGAAAGAGTTTCTAATCTACCAGAAGAGTTTATCGATTCTCTTTACTTCGGAGGATCTATTCCTTGTTTCAAGTCTCTAGAGATAGAGCAAGATAGGGATGAAATCTTCCAAGGAAGAGTCGCCTTGTCGTATATAATTGCTAGCATTCAACAGAATGTGATTTGTTCTTTCCTTCCTGATTCAATTAAAGAAGGTTTGATAAGGCAAAATAAATCGACAAAGGATTATTACCAAGCTTTCGTCACTTCAGGAGAGAAAGTGAGGGAGGACTTCGAGAGATCGTTGGAAATCCCTGCGCTATCTTGTGAGCATAAAATCTTTTATGCTATACTGAAGAATAGAGATATTGAAGAATATCTCAAGTCTGCTTTCAATGGTAATCTGGAATTACCTGATTCAATATTATGGTCTCCTTATCTAAGGATAACTGTTGAGATGAAAGATAGTCTGGAGAAACTAGCTTATTTGATAGAAGTAACCAGATCTAATCCGGATGCTATTAGTACAAGTCTTCTGGGCAGCTTAAAACCCATTCTGGATTCATTGAAAGAGTGGGATAAGTACACTTTTAGGTCAGATTATAAGAAGGCTAAAATCTTCTCTAGTTTGGCTAGTACTTCTGCTGAAGCATATGAAGCTTTATTCCACTGTAAAGTGGAAGATGGACTGCATGGAGGCCTTATAAAATAACCTTCATGGGATGGGTAGTAGTATTTCTCTACTCATTTGTAGGGATTGGGATCCTGAGTAGTCTCCCAA